CATCGCCTGCGTGAACGTGATGGCGTTTCCGGCGGTGCCGGAGGGGGCGGTGTACCAGTAATGAACGCCAGCGGCTTGTTGATACGCACTTGCTAATCCGGTGCCGCCGTACTTGTAAGCGCCGTCGTAGTAAGCATTGCAGGTATATGAGGTATTTGTTTGGTTAAGATTCCAAACCGCTGTTCCTAATGCACCAATCTCAAGTGCTTTGCTTCCGCTTGCCCACGCACTCGGCGTCACCCCGAGGCCGAGGTTGCCGCCAGTGTTTGTAAGGGTCATTACAGTTGTTGACCCGTTATTAAACAAAAAATCTCCGCTCGTTGCGTTTTCTCTGCCAATATCCCAATAAGCAGAAAGGACAGAAGACGAACCAAGCCTTAAAGATGGGGTTGCGCTTGTTCCAACAACATGAAGTTTATTAGCAGGCGAACTCNNCCGATCCGTCGACGCATCCACAAAAAACAGATTCGCGTCGGTGTCGCCTTCGATGCGGGTATCGGCATCTGCACCGAGTTCGTTAATGACGACGCCGCCATTCAGGGTGGAGCCAGAGGAGACAGTGGCAGAGGTAGCAAGGAGATTGGTGATGGTTGCAGAGGCAGAAGTCAGCGTTGTGACGTTGGCCGAAGCAATGCTCAGGTTTGAGAGAACAAGACTTGTTGCCGTAAGGTTGGTAATAGAAGCAGAAGTGCTTGTCAGTGTGGTGATGGTAGCGGAAGTAGATTGAAGTTGAGTAACTGTTCCACTACCAATTCTGGCTATGGTAAATGAGCCATCGGCGCAAGTTAAACTGCTGGGATTAGTTCCAACTTCAACCACCGCGCTTCCTGAGGTAATGGTAAAGAGCCGCTTATCAGCAGTGTTAACCGCCAGCTCTGCGCCGCCTGCCGCGTTGGTCAGGTTAGCCGTTGCCGGTACTGCGCCCGGGGTGTCACTTTTTTTAGTCAGAATAGTAGGCATTAGTAAGCGCCTCCGCTCAAGGTTCCAGTGGCATTTGCCAAGTCAAGATAATAACTTCCCGATTCGCCATCTAGCAAATCAGCGTTTAAATTTGCAACTAGCGTTGTTGAGCTAATCACAAGACTGCTCAAAGACAGGTTCGTAATGCTGGCGCTGGTGCCAGCTAAAGTCGTCACCGTGCCGCTAGTTGATGTCAAGTTCGTTAACGTAGCAGACCCGCTGCTAAGCGTTGTGATGTTAGCACTAGTAGAAACTAGCGTAGTAATGGTTGCGCTAGTAAATGTAGCGTTAGCCAGAGACAAGCTACTAACGGTTAAGCTATCAACGGAAAGATTGGTAATGCCCGCGCTAACAGACGTTAAAGTCGTTACCGTTCCGCTGGTTGCGGTTAAATTAGTTGCGGTCAAAGACCCGCTAGAAAGCGTTGAAATGCTAGCAGAAGTTCCCGTCAGCGTCGTAATCGTAGCTGACGTAGAGGTGAGATTGGTTACCGTCCCGCTTCCGATTTGACCAACCGTAGCTGACAAGTCTGAAATAGACCCGCTAGTTGCGGTCAAATTAGTAATCGTTGCCGATTCAGCGCCAAGCACCGTTGCTGATGCCGTAGTGGCAATCAAATTGGTGATCGTTGCGCTTGCGCTTGTTAGAACGGTGACGTTTCCAGAGCCTATGCTGAGGTTTGCAAGCACCAAACTGTCGGCTGTTAAGTTGGTGACCGACGCGCTGGTAGCCGTTAAGGTAGTTATGCTTGCAGACGTAGAAGTCAACTGAGTTACGGTGCCGCTAGCTATTCGACCGACCGTAGCCGAAAGATCGCTAATAGAGCCGCTAGTTGCCAAAAGATTGGTAACCGTGGCAGACGCGCTCGTAAGTGTCGTTACGTTTCCGCTACTGTAGCCGATCGACGTTCCACTTAACGTCGTGACCGTAGATGAGGTTGCCACAAGGTCAGTAATTGTTGCGCTGCCTATACGGGCAACCGTGGCTGATAAGTCGGACACCGTAATGGTGCCTGCGCCCAAAGAGGTAATTCCAGCAGACGGGCTTGTCAGCGTCGTGATCGTTGCGCTAGTCGCAGTCAGATTTGTCGCCGTCAAATCCGTAACTGTGGACGATGTAAAAGTAAAGTTATCAATCGTTGCGCTAGTGGCTCTAAAGTTCGTCACCGTCCAGCTATTGCCGGACAAATTGCCAATGCTGGCGCTGGTAGACCCAAGTGTGGTTAACGTTGCCGAAGTGCTTGTCAGGTTCGTAATGTTCCCGCTCAAGCCGCTAAGCGTTACCGCATGGGTGATAACAGCACTGCTTAAAGATTTATCAGTAAGCGTTGCAGGAATGTCTGCGTTAACTAAAAATCGAAAAGCAGAATCTGCATCAGGCCCGCTTTCGGGGCCAGCGTAAACTAAGTTGGCAGCAACCGGAGCAACCAGCAAAGTGCTGCCCCATGTGTAAGCGCCCGTACCGGCAGAAACCAAAACCTGACCAGCGTTACCCGGCGTTCCGACAGCAAGATTAGTTCCCGTTGAATAGAGCAACGCACCGGCAGCGGGAGACAGACTTGCGCCTGTGCCGCCGCGACCCATTGAAAGAAACCCTTCCGTTTCAGAAGCGTTTGAAAGATCTACCGCCGGGTGAACGTGATCTTCGCGGGCAACATTGTTAGAAGAACCCGTTGCCGCAACGCCGCCAGAAAGCGGGACGTTTGTAGCAAAGCTAACGGAAAGAGAAATATCTTGCGCAAGATTACCGCCACCCTGTAGCCCGTTACCTGCCGTAACTTGGCGGCTATCCGGAACTAGGCCTGACTGCGCAACTGATACCGTGCTTAGGCTTGTTACGCGGCCTTTGGTGTTAACGGTAATAACAGGTATTAGCTGTCCCGTACCATAAGTACCAGCACCAACGCCCGTTGTATCTAGCTGCACATCACCAATGCCATCGTTCGCTACCGCAATCGTAATGTCTTGCGAAAGCGTACCGCCGCCCGTCAGCCCCGTTCCCGCGTTAATAGCGCGAGAAGGTGGAACCGTCAGGTTTTGATTGATTTGGCTGAACTGAACTTTGTAAGTTGTTCCGGAAATAACAATAGGAAAATAACCCGCCGGATCAGCGACCGGGGCTTCGGGCAATTGCGTGATTCGCGACGGAATTAAATTGCTCGGGACCGTAGCCATCAGGGCACCTGCTCCGGTTCAAGGTAATCGTCGCCTTGTTCGTTAATCAAGAACGTGTTGCCGTCTTCGCTAATGACGCCATAAGGCTGACTAGAAAGCGGCGAATCAGGCCGCACAAACGGCAGCGTAATGCGCTCAGTTTGACGAGCAGGCAAACGGTAAGGGTCGAGTTGGTCAGTGCATTTTTCACAAACGCGGAGCCCGGGAGCGTTGGGGTCGGGGCCAAGCGCACCTAATGGATACTTAATTTTGCAGCGATCACAGCAGCCAATTGCCGCATAAGTTAAACCGCGAGTGTCAAGAAACAGAGGCATAATTCACCTCTTGTTTTTTTGCAATACGAGAAGCATGTCCAGCTTTAGCAGCAAGACTTCTTTGATGAGAAATCATCGCTCTGTACTCTGGATCCTGCATCCTTTCACGAAAAGTTTTAGAAGCACGTTCTCTGCACTCTTTATGCCACTCAGGATTTTCAGCCTCTTTTTTAATTCTTGCTTTTGCTGCCTTACCACGAGCTTCTCGGTACTTCTTGTCAAACTCAGGATCTTTTTGTCTTCGATTCCTAAGATTTGCTTCTCTCTTGTAAGAACCCTCTGAAGAACCNNGTGTTAAGAGAGTGCATAAACTCTCTTTCAGCGTCAGCAAGAAGATCTTCAGAAATCTTTTTTAAAATTTCAAATTTAAAATTTTCAACTCCATATTCAAAAATTGCTTGATGCAATACTTGAATTCTTTTTTCTTCGTATCGCGCAGCATGCTTATGAAGAGTCCAGCGATGATTACAATTAACAGAACGACCAACATACTTCATGCCGTTCTTTAAGTTTGTAATAAGATATATGCCGCAAATACGCATGGCTTATCTCGTATAAACCGAAATTTGCGGTTGCCAGTAGATAGGCGAATTATCTCGCTCTTCATACTCAGCTTGCGCCAGCGCCTTATCAGCTTTTGCTTCTAGAATTGGCATTAGCCCAGCGTCCACTTCCGGTGTTTCCTCCGCCAGCTTCGAGGCCAGCAGCGCCACAATCGCATCAAACCAACGCTGCGGAACTTCTAGCTCTTGCGTCATCTTGCCAACGTCCATGATGTAGCGATGCCGCCACAAGACGATCTGTTGGGTTTCAGCGGTGGCATTTGGGATCGGCCACAAACGCATAACCGGCTGGTTGATCTGACGGTCAAACCAGAACTGCAAAGGACGACCTTCAAATGACTTGTTGGGCAGCGCCGTATAGTCATCGCGATTCAATCGCGCAATAGGGATTTCTGTAGGCGTGTTCCCGAAAAAGACATCTGAGGTCGATAGGATACCGCTCGTTACACGAACGCGGAAATAGTCAGCCGTTTGAGGGGTCTGGGTGTCTACCCAATTCCACTCGCCAGCAATTTGCGTAGGGGCGCTGGTGTCTTCAACTGTCGGGATCAACTCCCAAATTACCCCGTCGTTAGACTTCTCTACGACAAAAGGTTCAGCGCCCGCAGCCCACTTAATGCCTACGGTCGTTACCGTCAAGCCGTTTACATCGTAATTCTGAAAGGTCGTGGTCGTAGAAGACTCGGTGCCAACCGCTTGCTGCAAGGTGCGCAAGTTAGTATTGAGCACATCCACCGTTCCGAGCGGCAGCGTCACAGCGCCTTGGCCTTCGTACAGCGGCATCACTACTCGCTCGATGCACCACAGCGGCACACCGCGATTGGCGAGGTTAGACAGTATGAGGTACAGCTGGTCGTTGGCAATGTCGATCATCTCGGAGGTGATCTGCTGCGCCCCCAAACGACAACGCCTATAGGCATGGTCAATGACCTGCCTAGTCGTAAACTGAGTTGTCGAAACTGTTCCCGAAGTTGCCATTAGGGTCCCCTATTGCCTTGGTCCGCTGCTCAAGCAGACCCCAATGACCGATGCCTTATCTTAGCATTTACCGCCGCCGTACATCGGCTTTCGACCATACGCAGGCATCCCGCCCTTCTTTAGCTTAGTCAGCGGTTTGCCCGGGTGCATAACGCGCTCGTGCTTATGGACAGCCTTTTTCATCATGGCTTTGTCCATCTTGACATCCGAGTGCTTGGCCGCGCCACCTTTGGCGTACTTCGCCATCGGTTCATCCGGCATATCAAGGCTCAAGCCCGGCGCATGCTTTTCGGCATGGCGCATCCGCTGCTCAGCCCATTTTTCCATTCGGTCTTTTTTTCCCTGCTCGCGACCCTTCTTTTTGTAGGGACCACGGAACGGCTCTTTTTTCTCAGCCACACCACCGTCGGCCTTCTTCATCCGGCGCGCTTCAGAGAGCGCAATCGCCATTGCCTGTTTCGGGTTCTTCACAACCGGGCCGTCTTTGCCCGAATGCAGTTCGCCCTTCTTGTACTCGCGCATGACCTTAGAGACTTTCTTCTCGGCCTTGGGGCCTTTGGCATAAGCAAGGCCACCCTTTTTCATCATCGGGCGACGCATCGGCATCTGCCCCATCATCGGGCGCTCTTCTACCGCAGCCATGGGGCGACGGTCTTCCATCCGGTCCATCATCGGACGAGCAGGCGCATTGGCGCGAGCCGCCATCGGCATCCCACGCTCAGAGGCTGCTGCACGGGCGGGCATCTCGGCCCGGCGCTCACGCATCATTTTGTCGAGCGTCTTGACCATGCCTCCCTTGGCGTAGCCCTGATACTCGCCCTTAAACGGCTTGGCCGGAGCCAAATCTTTCTTCATGCCCGGCGGCTTTTTGCTGGACACCGAACCGCCAAACTCAAATTCCTTGACGTACTTCACAGCCATTTCAGTATCCTCGCAATTTCGCTTTAAGCGAAAGCCAAAGTAAATTTAAATGCGCTTTCATCACAAGCAACTTGATCGAAAGTCTGTCACGCCATGAAAGCCGCTTCAGCTCAGGCTTAACGGTCTTCTTGACAGCGCGTTTCTTAACGACCTTCTTTGCCTTTGCCATATTAACAATCCCACTTTTTAAGTGCTAGAGCCTTCCGGGTCGGTCGGCCTTTGTCATCTTTCATCGCCCCCGGCATTCCGCTCATGCGCGAGCAAAACGACTTACGCCGAGCCGCTGCCTTGGGGGATGTCTTGGCTTGGGCGGCAGATACCGGAGGCTTCAGGTTCATCCCCTCGCGCTTGGCGCTACGCCGTCCGGCTTCATTGAGCCCGCCTTCTGGATTTTTTCCGGCAGATCTCTGCCAAGCTGGCGTCTTAAACGCCCCGCCGCCTTTGGCAAATTTCTTCCACCCCGCCCAATCGCCGTGCATTAGGCGATCCTTTTGAGGCTGGCAATGATGGAAGGAATCGCAGGATACGGCGCCGAGGCTGCGGTGTAGTCAAGTTTAATTGCAATGTTTTCTACGCCGTACTTCACCTGAACATAACCGCCTGCCGCTAATTCTTCCTGAAGCGTAATTTCAAAAATGGCTTTACCGCCATCAGAAGACTTAGGCACCGTAATGCGCGAAGCACTATTGGCAACGTCGGAACCGTTTACGGCATACCAAAATGTTACGTCGTGGTCGTTATTGTCGGTGTTGTCAATTTGCGCACTAAAGACCAATTCATACAAACCCGCCGCTGCAGCGGTGATGTTGGTGCTAGAGTCAATAGTCACGCCCGTATTAAACGCCGCTGCCGTGTCGAACTCGGCCACATAAGCTACGTTAGTGGATACCGCGCTTTGGTCCCTAAGAGAAAAAAACTGCCCGCAAGCGGTGCCAGTCAACGTGTCAAACGGAACGGCGCCATCGGTGATCGTAATAGAGTCAAACTGACCCACTAAGTTACTAACCGTTGCCGAAGAAATGGTCCCGCCTACGATACTGGCGGAATCACTAGCAAAGTTTTTAATTTGCTGCGCCGTTAGCTTGACAGAGGTAGCACTTTGAACAGCTTCAAATAACTCTGTGCCGCTAAGTGCTGAGCCTGCCGTAAGATCAGTAATCTTGACGTTAGCCATGACTTACTTCGTTGATTGCTGAACAACCGTAAAGCGAACAGAGCCGCTGCCGGAGTTCATCTTTAGGCGAACTGCGCGCATCAAGGTTGTCGTGAACTGAGTCTCATCTCCTGAGGCCCCGGTCAAACTTGCATTAGGATGCGGCTCGGCAAGATGGTCAATGCTAAGGTCAAACGGATCTTCGTTCGTGTATTCCACCGAATAATCTACCGTCCCGCTGGTCTTGGCAGAAATGCTTGTGACCTGATTTGGCGTGTAAATGTCGAGAGGAATCCAAGCCGTGTACCCCGCATCTGCGTTGCCGATGCTAATGGTGGCGCTGGTTGGCGAATCAGCCACTACGCTAGTTACCGTGGCAAACGACAAAGAACCAGTTACGGTGCCAGAAGCAGAAATTGCTAGCGTTTCTACCTGCGGTTGACCAGCAGGGCCTGTGCCGCTCACTACAAAGTTAACCGCAACAGACTCTTCGCTAAATGCCGTGATATACGCCGGAACCGTAAGTGCTGCAACGCCGTTATCAACCAATGCGCCATCAAGCACAATAGCGCCAGAGTCATTTAACTCCTGCGCTAAAGCTACGCTTTCTGCATCTGCCGCCGGTTGTGATCTCGTAAAACTAATAGGACGCATAGTTGCTTTCCCTCNNAGGACGCATGGTTGCTCTCCCTAATTAAGACCCAAAGAAAGAGGGCCGAAGCCCTCTCCTAAGATCAAACCGTGACGCTGCGATACAGCGCGATGTAAGCAGTCGTAGCTCCTACCATCACCGGAATAAAGCCCAGCTGCGCCGACACCGCACCCGAAGCCGCGTTGCCGCTCGTAAGCTTCGTCGTGCCAATAGTCAGCGAGGTCGTTACAAGATTCGTAACGTTGCCAGAGGCGCTGGAGATCGTGCCGGAAAGCATGTTGCCTTCAAAGCCATTAAGTGACCGGACTGGGCCGGAAAAAGAAGTTCTCGCCATTGCAAATTACCTCATGCACAAGTCGCCCATTAGTCTGTGCATCGTCCGCTAGGCCGGTCAGATGGGCTGGTTATGCCTAGTTCACTGTAGCTTTGGCCTTTCTNNAATGGGCTGGGTATGCCTAGAAACTATACCTAGGCTAACTCTAAACATAAGTTTCCAGATATGCAATGGCTTTTTGCAAAAGATCCCGGTTGTGCTTAAGCATGCCGATGCCACGGTTACATGTGGTACACAGCAAGGCACGGACTTTACCGGTTTTATGACAGTGATCTACTGCAAGAGAAACTTGTCTACCGTGAATAACTGCCGTTTCTGGCCAATTACAAATGGCACAAACGCCACCCTGCTTGGCATGCTGTTCCTTGTACCAGTCAAGGGTGACGCCGTAGAGTTTTTTTAAATCAGCATTTTTCCCGTAATCAGGATCTGCGGCCCGAGCAGCTCTTTGCCATTCGCGCATATAGGCGGCACGGTTAACCCGAGTTTCTTTATCAAATCTTGGCTCTTTCCAATAAAAATTAGATGCATTCCAGTTTTCATCAGGATTTGGCCTGTGAACTTGCGCTTCGCTAGATGGTTTCTCTGGAACGTCTTTTACAAAAGACCAAAAGTCATTAAGCCACTCAACGGGAATACGCTGCCTGTGGTAGCGAACTAAATGACCCCAAGATTTATAAGCAGGATGTTTTTCCCGCTTTCCCCAATCGTCAGGACGACTTTGATAAATATTCCCGCGTCGGGCTAGTCGTTTGCGATGTTTATCACAAAGACCTTTAGCAATTGCTTGTTGATTGCAATTGATTGCATAGCATTTTTCAGGCATGGAATCCTCGGGTGATAGGGCTAGGAGTACTAACCCTACCACCCTTGGACTTATCCGCTCAAGGGGTTAAACACCCGAGGTTCCGAAAACAGTTCTCGGATCAGTCCAACCCACAGCATAACGCTCTGTCGATTTAAAGCGGGTGCTGTCGGTCTCAAAGTCGCCTTCCATTGACTTTTCCAGACCACGGCGCATCATCAGCTTCAGACCTTCCGGCGCATCCGTCTTCACCCACCAAGCGGTGGCAGAAGTCAAACGCGACAGGTTGGCCTGACCGCCAGCGAGGAGGCCCATCGACTTCACCGGGTTGATGTCGTTGTCGGCGGTGCCGGTACGGAGGACGCTCTTGAGGAGCACTTCCGCTTGGAACACGTTCGACGGGGACACCACGAGCTTCTCCGGATTCAGACGGATACGCTTGCCGTTGTTGTCAACAGCGTTGCGAATCTGAATCAGCATCTGCTCAAGCGAGGTCTGCGAGAGAGCCGCAGGAGTGGTCAGCTGGTTGCTGAAGGTGCCACTCACGATCGGATGGTTAGCCGACACAAGCGGAACGCCGTCGCCACCGTTGAAACCGGCGGTGAAAGCGCGGTTCAGCACGTTGGCACACAGGGTTTCCTTCGTTTCGATCAGCGACTGCGCGAGATGCTTCGCGTAGGTCTGGCCGATACGGATGTGGTCACCATCTTCCACGAGTACTTTCGTGAGCGCGAATGCAAGGCCATAGACCTTGTAAACATAACGCTGCAAGAACAGCACGCCACCGGCCTGATACGTGACCGGCATACCGTCCGGAAGTTCCGGAGCAGCGCCGAACCCGTAGAGCACCGGCTCTTCGTGGTAGTTGCGGGGAATGCCCTGCTGCTGGACGAAGACTTGCTTCCACTCGTCAGCACGCTGGTCATAAACGCCATCGAAAGCCTCGTTAAGAATAGGCTCAACAATGGAACGGAAATCAGTACTACGCATTGGGACTGCCATGTTCTAGTCCTCCTTTAGAATGCGGCCTTATCAGCGACGTACTGGTGCTCGCTGATCTGGACCTGAACGATGGTGAAGGAGTCGCCAGCAACGTTGCCGACTTCCGGAGCGATGCCAATCACGCGAAGCACCTTGTTACCGGTGGTAACAAAGCCCGAGCGATCAAGCTGCGCATAAGACAGCCCGGTCGTCACGCTACCGGAATCAACCGCAGCGAAGTCAGCCTGATTGCTAATGTTCGTGACCGAAACCGAGCCGTTGGCCTGAATTTCGTACACGATAGCCGGATCAAGAGTGACATAAGCAACAATGTCGGTAGCGGCGGTCGAAGCCGTCCACTTGTTGCTCACGCGGCGGCGCCCATCGGCGTCGGTAAACTCCACGCCCATGAACGTTCCGATGATAGGATCAGAAGCGCCAGCAGCCTCCACAAATCCGTCCGTGTCAAGCTTGACCGGTTGGAACTGGAGAATGTTAGCGTTGTAGCCCGTCTCAATCGTCAGAGCGGTGGGTCGAATGATACCGCTCGGATGATAGGCAGGCCGAAGACCAAATGGTGCACTGGTCGAAGACATGCGATAACCCTCATAAAAAAATATGTCTTAGAGCCACTCCTCGGGGGCGCGGCGCTTAGACGATTCCCGCATTGCTTCGATCCCGTCACCTTCGTCCACCCTTGAACCCATACGCTGCGCTTGTTCGTTAATTTACGCTGCAGTATCGGCCAGTCTGGCTTCTTCCTGATTCGGGGCATCGTAATGCACCGACCTCATAAATGCCTTATACAAGTGCATCGGAAGCTTAAAAGCCAACATCTCGTTGATACCAATAAAGCCCGCATATTCGCCAGTCTTTACGGTCACATACTCCCAACCGGGAATATCTTCCGCTTTAATCGGCTCATAACCAAGCCGAATCCTAGATTGGATCGAATCGCGTGGATTCGTGGTGGTCAACCAGCAAGTGTGGTAACCCGGAATTTTCGGCAAATCAGGCAATGCGGCCTGAATAAATTGCTGTCGAAACATCTCAACACGGTCGGAATCTGAAACCTCACGGTTTTCAGTGGCTGCGCGATCATACGCAGCACGATTAGCACGACCTTCGCCAAGAACCTTCTTCAGTCTTTCGTCACTCATGTAACTCGCTCCCTTGTTTAGCGAGAAGAATTATTACGATCGTATTCAGCATAACGCTTTATGTAGCGTTGACGCAACTCCGGATTTTCCCACACTCCGGCGTCCACCAAAGCTTGCTTGCGTTCAGGGCTGATATAAATCTCTTTTCGGGTAGAAGGCGAGGCATATTCTCGCTTTCCGCCGACCGGCGGGCCACCGCGTTTTTTAGGCTTAGGCGCTTCTTCCACGGTGTCCTCTCCGTATCGGTGCGGTAGCCGTTTGGCTACGCGGTTGTCGAGTTCTACCCAATAATCTTCCGTTGCCGGATTAAACCCTTCGGCGGCCAAACGCTTGTCGATGGCCTGCACGATGAGCGAATCCTCGTCCTTGCCGCTTGGGTCGTACCAGTTGTTGGCGCCGATCCACTCTTTGGCATACGCCGTCACACGCGGGTCAGGACCCTGCTTCTGTGGTTTTTCAACAACAGATTGTTCTTTCAACGCTTTTAGCTGGCGCTGCCGATCCAATAGCTGGTCACGAATAGCAAGTGCCTTAGCCACATCTTCGCCCGCGCCTTGTTCGATGGCTTTGGCAATGATGCGATCTACGGTGCTAATTTCGCTCAGCGTTTCGTTCAGCCGCTGGTCGGTGGCCTGTTGGTCGAACTCGGTGGTGCGCTTTTCAACGGCCTGCAGTCGGCGCTTGAACTCTTCGTTCTCGGCACGCAAAAAGGCCAGCTCCCGCTCTTTGTGTTCGATTGCCGCACGGCGACGGAACTTGCGGTTTTGACGCTGAGCGCGTTTTTCTTCCGGCGTCAGAGGGCGCTTTTTGGACTTATCGTCCTCTTCGTCCTCGTCCTGAGAAGACAATCGCTCATCGTCTTGCTGGGATTCCTCTTCGTCTTCGTCCGCCTCTTCAGCTTGTTGCTGCGGTTCAGACGCCTCTTCCTGAGGCGGTTCGCTCTCGGGAGGAGTTTCGGTAATAACATATTCCTGTTCGGAATCGTCGCTTTCTTTCAATACGTTTTCTTTAGCCATGTTTTAGCCCTCAGTTAGATAAAGGCACGAATCGCAAGCGGGTCGCCCGTGACGCCGCCCACAATATCAAGATCGTTAAAAATCACAAACAACGCCTCTTCATCGTTGCCGTAAGCGACCTTCCATCGGTCACCGCCGTACTTGGGAACGCGGACATATTCGCCCGGTTTGCACCAAGAGCCCTCAGGCCACGACTCCATTGTGTTGCGATTCTTAAAGGCCAACGGTCCAAGACTGACGACCTTTGCGATCTGCGTATTCCAAACTTCCGTCTCTCGCGTCTCGCTATGCAAAATGATACCGCCCGAAGATACCTTCTTGGGGCTGCGGATTTGCACCAGCACTCGCGAACCATACGGAATCAATCCCGGCTCTACACTTGGAAAAGCCTCTTCTAGCGTACTCATTAGAACTCCTCTCCGTCTTCTTCTTCGCTTTTGAGAAGACGATCAATAAAGTTTACCGCCGCTTGTAGACCGGCATAGGTCCCCACTGCTTTGCCATATTCAAACGAAGCATCTTTACCCTCTAGCTGCCGTCTCATCGCGTCGTGTGCGACACGAGCCTTGGCTCGCTCCAACTCATCAATGATGCGTTCAATCATGCGTTCTTTTTACCCTTTGACATCAAAGCAGGCGTCGCTTTGGGGTCGCCCTTTACCCCTTTGGTCCCTTCGACCATACCCTTTTTGGGGCCACCGTTTTTCATGGTTTTCCCATCGACGGCCATTCCCATAGCCATCATCTTGTGTTGGTTCATGTAATCGTTTGCCATAAAACCTCCTTACGGATTGATCCCCGTTCCTGTTGAAACACCGACTCGCTCGCCCGTGATCGCTTCCATCGCGGCAATTTCTTTTGCCGTTTGGTTGTCCGAATCGTTCATCGAAAGCTTCGTCTGCAGCTCTGCAGCCTGCCGCTGGTCGAGGCGATCTTGCTTGAGCATCTCGCGCTGCGCCGAAGAGGCCATCTTCTGCTGCGCGGTGCCTTGGTTTTGCTCCATGCCCTGCGCCTGAAGCTGAAGCTCGGCCTGCTTGATCTGGGCGTTGGTTTGATCGGCTGCGGCCTTGCGCTGCGTTTCGGCCATCTGCGCCTGCACGCGCGGGTCTTGCGGCTGATTGGCGCCCTGCATCTGCTGCAGCATCTGAATGGACTGCTGGACGATTTGCGGCAACGCCCCGAAGGCTTGTTGGGCATCGGGCACCACGCGCTGGGAAGCTGCTGCCAACATTTGATCGAAGCTTTGTTTGACTTCGGTGTCTTTGATCTTTTGGAACTCGCTTATGTCTTGGCCCGCCGCCGAAGAGGCCACTTCAAACACATGGTTCGCGTACCAAAGCGCGATATGCTCCTTGATGTGATTAAGTATCGCGGGTACAAACGTTCCCGACATGAGCATAGAAGAGCCCAAAACGGGGCTCGTGAGATAATCAAGGTGAACCTGTAGGTGCGCCAGATGATCTTGTTCCGGGAAGGCAGAAACCGGACGCCCAAGCGTTGCAGCAACGTTTTCATTGACGGCATTTAGCTCCTTGGGCGTGGGGGCGGGCACCAAAAGTTCTTTGGCGTTTGGAATACGCAGCTGTTTCAAGATGCGCTCTTCGACTTTACGCAAGTCATAGATCTGCGGCAACGCCAGCGCACGCTGGGCAATCGCTTGGACTTGGGCAAAACGCTGCGCTTCAGAGAAAATGTTCGGGTCGGAAACCGGAACAACATCCATCGGGCCGATAAAGTCATCACGTTTGACCAGCAACTCGCCGGTTTCGTTCTTGACCTCCTCGTCCTCCAAGTACATCTGGTTAAGCCGATGCAGCACTTTGAGGGTACGGGCCATCGAATCATGCAAACGGGCATGAATGGCAGAGAACACAGCCATGCCCTGCTCGATACGCGCAAGCTGGGTGCCAACGGGCATGTTGGATTGGTTTTCGGCAATGTTATCAAGCGTGGTGCGAACGACACCCCGGCCCGATTCGATCAAAAACCCTAGAAGCGAGAACAATACTTGCGAGGGCTGGTTGAAGGGAATCGGCATCGCAATCTTGCGAATGTCATCGGAGAACGCGCCGCCTTCGATTTCCTTCACCTCGGTCGGGTCGATACGCTCGGACTGCCCGCCTTCCCGACCGCCCTTCAGCTTCAGCATCCCGGGGAAGTTCGCAATGTGCGCGCTGTCCAATAGCGCCCGCAAAGCCCCCGTCGCCGCTGCCGAAATGCCGCCAATCATCTGCGGGATACCAATCGGGTACGCCCCGCGCCACGGCACAAACGGGAATTCGATGATCCACTGCATCTCTTCAACAGTCGGGTCATCCTCGCGCCAGTTGCGATAGATCGAAAGCACTTTGCCCGTGATCTTGTCGATCGAAACGATATAGGGCGCTAGACCGTACTCTTCTTCAAGATCGCAAATAACGTAGATTTCAAAGATCGTGCGCAGCCCATCGTCGTTGTAAGCG